CGGTTAAGAACAACGATGATTGGTATTTATTCTGTCCTAATGACATTATCAAAGCGGGTATCAAACCATTACAAGAGGCTTATGGTGATGAGTATGAATCAAACTATAACAAAGCGGTTGAACTTGGACTTGGTAAAAAAGTGAAAGCACAAACAATTTGGAATAAAATTATTGAATCTCAGGTTGAAACCGGAGTTCCTTACTTATGTTCTAAAGATAGTGCGAACAGAAAAACAAACCATCAAAACATTGGGGTGATTAAACAATCTAACCTATGTAATGAGATTTACCAATATACTGATGAGAACACAACAGCAATCTGTACGTTATCATCTATGGTGTTGAAAAACTTTATTGTTAAAGGTGAATTTGATTTTAAATTACTTTATAGTGAAGTTAGAAAGGTTGTTAGAGCACTTAACAAAGTTGTTGATATTAATAGTTACTCAACGGAACAAGGTAGAAAAGGTGGGTTAGAACAAAGAGCAATTGCGATTGGAACTCAAGGTCTTGCTGACGTATTTTTCTTAATGGATTATATCTTCACAACTGAAGAAGCTAAAAAACTTAATAAAGAGATTTTTGAAACCATCTATTTCGCGGCAATCACCGAAAGTATGAACCTATGTAAAACAGGGGAATACAAACCATACAAATTCTTTAAAGGGTCACCAATGTCAAAAGGTATATTCCAATTTGATATGTGGGGGTTAGATTACGAAGGATTAGGTAGAATGTGGGATTGGGACGCACTTAAATTAGAAGTGTCTAATCACGGGGTTTGTAATTCGTTATTCACGGCTCAGATGCCAGTTGCGTCTTCAGCTAAAATTACAGGTTCATTTGAAATGACAGAACCGGCTCACTCGGCATTATTTAATCGTCGTGTAGTTGGGGGAGAAATTTTAATTGTAAACAAATACTTAATTAACGATTTTGAAAAGTTAGGTGTTTGGTGTGAGGATTTAAAAAATGAGATTATAATGAATGAAGGTTCTGTTCAGAATATTAATTTTAATAATTATTTAGACCCTGAAGACAAGAATTACAATAAGAAAGTTAAGAGAATAGAACATTTAATTCCAAAATATAGAACAATTTGGGAGATATCTCAAAGAGAATTAATTGATATGGCGGCAGATAGAGCACCATTTATTGACCAATCACAGTCTATGAATATCTATATGTCTGAACCAACATTATCGAAGATTTCATCGTCACACTTCCACTCTTGGGGTAAAGGATTGAAAACTCTTTGTTATTATGTTAGAACAAAGGCGATATCAACCGGAGCTAAACACTTAGCTGTAGACATCTCTAAAGTGGGTCAACCAAAATCAATTGAAAAACCAACAGTTGATTTAACACAAAAACCAACAGATACGGAATTTGAATGTTTCGGATGTGGTTCTTAATTAGAATATAAATCACGACTTTGGTCGTGATTTTTTATTTTAGGGGTATTTATAAAAAATAGTTACGACACTATATTTATAGTTATGGCAGATGGAACAACATACGGTTTAACTTTTCCTTTCAGAGATTCTTTTGAAGGGAAATATTTAGATTTATCTAATACAACGGAAAAAGAAATCAGAAATAATTTAATACATCTTTTGTTAACAAGAAAAGGTACAAGATATTATTTACCGGATTTTGGAACAAGATTATACGAATTTCTTTTTGACCCATTGGACGCACCTACGTTTTCACAAATAGAATCTGAAATACGTGACGCTGTTGACCTATATATGCCAAATTTAAAACTTACAAGTATTAATATAACAGCGGCATCAGACGGACAAGAAGATAAAGGGTCTTATGTTAATGGTGAGAACGATAGAGTTTTTAGAGTACCTGGTATTGCTCAATTAGAACATACCGCTAAAGTTAGAATTGATTATGTTATAACAGATGATGTATTTAATTCTAGTGATTTTGTAATAATTAATATATAATATTATGGCTAATAAAAAGATTTCATATACAACTAGAGATTTCCAATCAATAAGAACGGAACTTATAAATTTCACTAAAACTTATTATCCTGAAACTGTTCAGAATTTTAATGACGCATCAGTATTCTCGGTTTTATTGGACCTTAATGCTGCGGTAACAGATAACTTACAATTTAATATTGATAGAAGTATTCAAGAGACAGTATTACAATACGCTCAACAAAGGTCTTCAGTGTTTAATATTGCAAAAACTTATGGATTAAAAATACCGGGAATGAGACCATCGGTTTCTTTGGTTGACTTTTCAATTACGGTTCCTGCGTATGGTGATAAAGAAGATTTAAGTTATTGTGGTGTATTAAGAAGAGGGTCTCAATTTAATGGTGCTGGGCAAGTTTTTGAAACAGTGTATGAAATTGATTTTGCGTCACCAATTAATTCAGAAGGATTTCCTAATAGATTAAAAATACCAAATTTTGATTCAAATAATAAGTTATTAAATTACACTATAACTAAGAGAGAAACTGTTGTTAACGGGATGACTAAAGTATTTAAAAAAGTTATAACACCAAACGATGTTAGACCTTTTTATGAATTATTTTTACCTGAAAAAAATGTGTTAGGTATTACAGGTGTTTTATTAAAAGACGGAACACAATACAGTAATGTACCTTCATCTCAAGAATTTTTAAGTACGGATAATAAATGGTACGAGGTTCAGGCTTTAGCCGAAGACCGAGTTTTTATAGAAGACCCAACAAAAGTATCGGATAGTCCTGGTATTAAAGTTGGAAAATATGTTCAGACAAGTAATAAATTTATTTCGGAATTTACTCCGGAAGGATTTTTAAAAATGACTTTTGGTGGTGGTAATCAATCTGCTGATGAACAATTAAGAGAATTTGCCGCAAATGGGTTTATGTTAAATTTAAACAAATACTCAAATAATTTAGGTTTAGGTAGTACGTTGAAAGCAAACACGACACTATTTGTTCAATATAGAGTTGGTGGGGGAACAGGAAGTAACTTAGGGGTTAATACTATTACTCAAGTAGGTACAATATCATTTTTTGTTAATGGTCCTTCTGAGAGTATGAATACAACAGTGGTTAACTCGTTAAGATGTACAAACGTTGTGGCTGCCATAGGTGGTGCTGACTTCCCAACAACGGAAGAAGTAAGAAATTTAGTTTCTTATAATTTTTCTTCTCAAAATAGAGCGGTTACGGTTAATGACTATGAGTCTATTATTAGAACAATGCCATCTCAATATGGAGCACCCGCAAAAGTTTCAATTACTGAAAACAACAATAAAATTATTGTACAGATGTTATCGTATGATGAATCCGGGGCATTAACGGAAGTTGTTTCAAACACTTTAAAAAATAATGTTGCTAATTACCTATCTAATTATCGAATGATAAATGATTATGTTTCAGTTCAAAGTGCTAACGTAATTGATTTAAGTGTGAATGTGGATGTTGTATTAGATAACTCTCAAAATCAAGGAACAGTTATATCTCAGTTAATAACGGTAGTTTCTGATTATTTTAGTCCGTCAAATAGACAAATGGGTGAAAATGTTAATGTTTCTGATTTAAAAAGGTTATTACAAAATGAAAATGGTGTTATAACTATATCTGACGTACAATTCTTTAATAATGTTGGTGGACAATATTCTTCATCTCAAACATCTCAAAAGTATTCAGACCCAACAACAAAACAAATTCAGTTGATTGATGAGACCATTTATGCGGAACCAACACAGAGTTATCAAATCAGATATTCTAACAAAGATATTAACATTAGAGTTAAAAATCTTAAAACGGTTAATTTCTCATAATAATTTATTTTAAATAATAATGAATTATCTTTTAAAAATAGTGTATAAACTATTTATTAAAAAAGATAATATATGTCAAATTCTTATAGAATAAGAACTCAGGTTGGTGTAGACACCTCATTAAAGGTGATGATTGACCAAGAGTTCGAGTATTTAGAAATTCTATCCTTAAAAATCCTCCAAAGTGATATCTACACACGACAATGTGCCGATTATGGTGTTGTTGTTGGTAGAGTTAGTGTAAATAATGGTTTTGGTA